TGATTTGATATACCAAATGTAGATAATAATGTTCTTAAACCAGCAACAGTACCTTTACGTTGTAATAATAAAGGTAGGTTATGGTAAATACGTTTATAAGATTCTGCTAATAAATCTTTTTTAGGAATATTATTTAAATAAGAACTTGTATAAGAAAAATCATTTAAAGAACCACTATATGAATAACTTCCTGTATTAGCACCATTTAAGTATTGAAGTATATTATTATCTCCAAAACTATTAAACACACTTATTCCTAAAGATTGTAATAAATTATATACAACATCTTTAGAAATACCAACATTTAAATTATTATTAGCTAAATTAACATCGGTTATTGATTTTATATATATCCAAATATTATCAAAATATTGACCCATCATATTTAAGAAAATCAAATAATTTGCATTATCAGGATCGTCTATAACATATGATGGTACTGAATATTTGAAGTAATTTATATTATTTAAATCATAGTCTTCAGCATTTGAGGTAATATTATTATACCAAGTAGTTGCTTGTGACGATGTAGTTGAATATAAAATATAAGGTTTATTAGAGCTTAATTTTGGATAAGGAGTAATACCATATTGTAAAGAAGATGTCAAAGAACCTGAGTTGAAATATAGATAGTTTTCAAATCCATCAAAATTAGTTATTATATCATTTATACTAGATGAATATAAATTTATTTGAGATTGTAAACTACTAGTAGTTGGTATATAAGGGGTATAGTAACTTATAAAGTTATTACCCGTTTCAATTTGTTGAACTTTAGTAAAGAAATTTTGTATACGTGATACAGCTGAACCAAATGTTACAAAATTTGTAAAACCACCATTATCACCACCAGCACCATCATAATTAATATTAATACTAATACTTTGAGAAATATTTAAATTTAATAAAGAATTATCATTTAATCCTAATCCATCTGAATTTTGGTAAGCTGTATTTGTTGTATTAGATCTTTGTCCTCTATTTTTAAAATTAGGTCCTTTTAATTTTTTTATTGGAGGAGCAGCTAATATAGCATCTAAATTAATATCAAAAATGTATGGAGTTGAAATTTCTTCTACTACCCATAATGATGATTTTTCATTAACAACGTTATCTAATTCATTATATAATTTAAATAATATTTCATATCCAGTATCAACTTTATTTAAAACTATATTAGTAACTATTTCTTGAACATTGTTACCAAAGTTTAAAAGAAATGGATCAAAATAAGAAGATGAATTATAATAATCAATTAAAGCAAGAGAACCACTTTCTATTTCGCTATCCGTTAATACAATAGATCCAACTCTTAATTCAGTTCTATCAGGAGAAATTTCTTTAATAAATAAAGAAGCTGATGGGAAACTTGAAATTTTGTTTTTAAATATATTATACTGAACCTTAAATTCACCTGATGAATAACCTAAATTTTCAAGATCCATTACAGGATCTATTTCAATAACAGGATATGTAAAGGAAGAAGTTGATAAATTAGATACACTACCTACTTCAGCTCCAGTAGCTGTTGAATTATTTATATTTAAATTAGGAGTAACACCTGAATTTAAAGCAAGATTACTTGGTAATTTATATTCATGGTAGGTATAACTAGTTTCAAGTAAATTATTTCCTATGTCATATACAAAATATTCTATATAATCATTCGGTGCTCCAAAACTTTTTTTTATTGTTTGTGAAGTAATTAATCTTAAGTCATCTGCCGTGTAACGAGATACTTGTGTTGTATTTAATATACTACCTACTATTTTTATATTGTCTGCCATTTATTAAGCTTGATTTGATAGTTGGTTTGCACTGTTAACTGTAGTTTGAATATCTACTAGTTGTTGTCTTAATGAAGTAATTTCATTTAATAAAGCTTGTATGTCTGTAGTGTCAACATTTACACCTAATGTACCTGCTATTTTATTTAGCAATTGTTGTAATAAATCTTTTGGCATAAGAGGATATAATGAATTAAATAAAGCTAAAAAATCTTCTAAAGTAAATGTTGGTACTGTACCTCCAGTTCCATTTAACCCATTAGCTGGGGCTAGTTGGTTAAAATGAGTATTAACAACTTTATTAAAAGCATCTTTATCAAATACTGTTTTCTCTATTGGTATACGAGACATTATCTTATAACTTTAAAGTAGTAATTATTATCAGATATAATTGTTTCCCCACCAGATAATACAGTTTTAAATAATAATTTATAGTAACGTTCAGGTTGTAATCCATTCATATATACATCAAAATAACTACCACTAGTATCACAACTAATTTTAGTGTATGTTGAATCATAATCTACGACAATTTCTTCGGTATCCAAGTCTTTTATTGACCAAGATGAAGAAGCAGGTAATGCTTTATTATTTAAATAAACAGAGGTAGTTTGAAACACTCTAGTTGGAAATTTATCTCTAGCATTTATTCTAAAACGTTGCACTGAGTCTTGTTGAAATTCACCTTTGTTATTACCTAATGAAATAACAAATGCATTTGAATTTATAACAGATAATGAACCTGTATTATATGTAAAATCGTTCCATCTAATTTCTAAACATGGAGGATATATTGTGTGAGTATTTCCTGAAAAATATTTTGTTTCAAATTTAGATTGTGTTGTAAACTCTATAGATGAAGAATGTTTTAAAATAAAACCATTATTAGGTATTGAACCACTATACCAATCTCTAACAGTGTTAGTTACTTTTAATTCAATATCTTTTGAAGTTAAATTAGTAAACGATTGAGTTGCTCTATAATTTAAATTTGAATTCCATGTACCACCACCGGATACTATACCGCTTCCACTTCTAAATGACCCTGTTACGCCTGATGGGTATGTTCCATTAATCCAAAAACTACCACTATTTTGATCTTTGTATAACCAGCTTGCACCATTTGATGTAATAGGTACATTGCTTAATCTACCTGTACCCATATTCCAACTTCCCGACAATGGGTGACTAAGTATAGTATAGTTTAAGGGTATGTTTGAAGCGTTAGCTAAATATAACTTTAAATATGCATCAAAAGTACTGCCTGATACTTTATTAGCGATTATATCGCTGATTTGAGTAGAAGAGAATTGAATTAAAGCGCGTGATACTTCATCAGTACCATTAACGGAATAATAAGTGCTAAGTTCTAATATTTCATCTAACCCCGTGTTTAATGTTGGGTAAAATGAATATATAGTAGCACTCTTTTCGGGAAATAATTTATAAATTGCCATAGTTAGTAATTACTACATATAAATATGTTAACTACCAAACTATTTTACGCTAATAACGTATAATATTCTTTAAAGTGTTTGATACGATCAGGTAAACCTATTGTACCTCCATTAACACGTTTAGTGATTGATGTAACAACTGCATCAGTTGCGCCACCATCCGCCATAATATGTAATTTATTTTTATTAAAGAACCAAGCCGCTGATAATAATGCATATTTTTCTGCTACCCATGTTGGATTAGAAGCAATATCTTCATTTATTGATTTACCAAATGCAGTATAATTATCTTTACCCGTTAATTGGATATAACCACGACCACAGAACTTAGCACCATCACCACTTGCTTCATCACCATTACCCATTCTAGATGAATAAACTTTATTAGCAATTTTTTCAGGTTTACGTTCATATGCTTTAGCTAGTGCTTCTGTAGGGAAATATTTTTTAAAAATACCCATTAAACCTTTAGCACTATAGTTTAAATTTTCTTTAGTTAATCTAAAACCACCTGATTCATGACCACATTGAGCTAAAAAATGTGCTAAACGTAAAGGTGTATTAATTTCAAATTTGCTTATAACTCCTGGAATTTGAGCAATTACGTTATCTGGGATATGTCCTTTTAATTTATCTAAATTCATATTTTTAATTTTATAATGTTATAACTCTACCTTGAATATCTGTATTAGGGTATCTAACTTCAAATATTGAAGGATCTGCTGATGGGTATATATTTCCACTTTGAGTAGCTCCAGGTATATCATATCCAAAAGTAGAATATGTGGTGCCTGTACTATCTTGTTTATTAATTATATTAATATTAGGAACAGATTGTACTCCTTTTATTTGTAAAAGAAGAGATACAATTTCAGAAAGCACAATAGGTTGATTTATTTGCCATTTTTATATATTAAAATAATCTTTTAAAGCATTAATACAATTAGATAATACTAATTGATTACTAAATCCACTTATTGTAGTAATATCAAAATTAACACCAATGTTTATATAAAAAGCATCTCTAATATTAATGGCATCTGTAACCATTCTATACTCATTTAAATAAGTAACTAAATTTTGTTTTAATGTAGTAGATGCTAAATTTAATTGTTTATTAGAATTATAAGCTAAAACATATAAATCTAAAGATAAAGGATTTGGTTGTGTATTAGCTGTTACAAGAGAAGGTTGTGGGTTTTCCATAACATCTTGAGTAATATATACTTTAGAAATACTACCATAATCTGAAGGTAATGATAATGCTCTTACAATATAATCATTTTTAGTTACAGCACGTAATTGAGATGAATGAGCATATAAAGCATTTTGTCTAATTTCTTCAATTTCATCTCCACCTCTTCCTCCTGATGAAGGATTTGTATTAGTAGATGCTATACTTGATTTTATAGTAGTAGATATTACTCCACCTGGATCTCCATTTTTAAAATATATTCCTGAGGTATCTATACTAGTTAAATCATTAGTAGGTACATTTGAAATTATACCTCCACCTGTTAAGTATCTTACTGTTAAAATAGTATTAGATGGAGCTAAACCATATTCTTGAGTATAAAATATTGAGGCTTGATTATAATTGCCTAATAAATTAGATATACCTGGTACTAATCCTAATTTAATATTATCTGGGGTTGGAATTATATTATTGTCAGATTTATTAGAAATACCTGCTCCAAATTCTAGTTGTAATGAGTTATCAGATAAAATTCTTGATATAAATCTACGTGGAGTACGTTTTAATTTTAATAAATAAGGTACTTGATCAATATTATAATTTGGATTTGAAAATTTTTCATAAATAGTAGATTGAGCTAAATAAGGTACTTCATACCATTTATTCCCATCACTATCTGTTATATCTAAAATTTGTAAAATATTACTATCATTAATTGTAACAGTAGAAAATTTTTGAGGACTACTAAAATTAAAAGTAGTTGTTTTAATATCAGCTGATATAGCAGATATTGAATTTTTAACTAAAAAATAATCAGCATCATATAAAGTAATAGTAGCACTTCCAGTATCACTAAAATCTAACTTTTGAGTAGTTAAGAATGAAGTTCCTGTTGATGTAGAAGTTAATATTGTATTTTCAGGTACTATTAAAGAATAAAAAGTATCAGGAATTAAAGGACTTGTACCTACCTTAATAGGCATTTTTTGATATATATCTATTATAGCTGAAGATGCATATGATGCTTTAGGGCGATATCCTAAAGTATATGACAATGCATATAAATTTTCTTTTTCCTTAGCATATAATAAATAGTTTTCTTGTACTTGATTATCAAGATAAAATGACATTACATCTCCAACATACGAGGCCATTTCAATAAACATAGCTCCTGGGTTGGCATCTGAAAAATCATTATATGCTGTTGG